CATAACCATCTACACTAACTTTGTGGACAAAATAATCATATCTATCGGTTGTTGTAATACCAGATACTGAAACAGGAGCAAGATCAATATCATCTTGATTAACTACAATTCTAGCACTACTTGCAGTTCCAACATTAATTTCATTTCCAGTTTTATAAAGTCCAAGTCCTGCTAAAGTTTCACCAGGAGCAGAGAACTGTGTAAAAGTTAAACTTGACAGACCAACATAACCAGTTCCAACATAATCAAATGGAGGAGAAATGCTAATAAGTACGAAACCATTAGCGCCATTTAGATCACCATTAGTAACGAATGCGAACGCACCTTCTGTAATTTCTGTTGGTTCGTCGAAGTCAGATGCTCTTTCTAGAACCCATTTAGAAGATGCACTACCAGTAGAAATTGCTACATAAAATCCGTTATGTTGTTCTAAAGTTTGATTTTTTACAAGAACACGTTCCTGATCTAGTACACCATATCCATCAATTATTAGAGGTCCATTTGATGTTGCAATTAACGATGCTCCAATACCAATCAAACTATTACCAATACCAATACCAGCACCACTAGTGTATGTTCCAACAAGATTTGCTGTAGTTGCAGCAGATACTGCTTGCTGAATAACAATAGCAGCAGTTGCAAATAAATCTACATATTCTTTTGATGCAAGTTCATTTGGTAGAGATGGAGTTCTATCTGTTACGAATACTCTTTCCGTATATACATCACTAGAGAATCCTGCTGGCCCAGTAACATTAAAAGTATATGACCCAGTATCTGTTCTTCCTACAGAAACTCTTAATAAATCATCATTATAAATTAATCTTGTCGCTCCACCAAAAAATCCATCTTGATTAAATTGTACTTGATAATTATCTCCAGCAGGTTCAAAAGGATCTACAGTAATTGTAGCAATTCCCGCAAATCCTTCAGCAGTGACATTAGCACCAACAAAATTTACAGTTTTAATACTACCAGCAGCACCTACTGTAACACCTTCTTCTTGGACAGTAATACCATTTAGTGCATTTGGGTCAAATGCAGCATCCCAAAATACTGAAGATCCAGTAGAGGTTAATACTGCTCTACTTGCACCCATATTATTTAAGTAATCTCTAACTTCTCCATGAAATTGAGCATTACCTACAACATCTAAATCGCAAGATGCATTTGTTGTTCCAACACCAATTCGACCAGTTACTTCTAAAGAGGTTCTATTTTCAGAATACTGACTAACTCCTACTTTTAATTCAGTTTCTCTTCCAGTTAAAAATGTTCTTCTTCCCATAATAGTTTAAATCCTCCAAATTAGAAGTTAGATGTTTCAAGAACGCTAGCAATAAATTTAATATCAGTTGTTGTGTTTGCACTAACAGCGATAGCATCTCCAGTTTCTAAAACTAGTTTTCCAGGTAGAAGATTTAAAGTATCTCCAGCAGCTATCGGTAAATCTAATACGATTTCTGTTGTTACTGCTCCTCTTTTATGATAAAAACTAATTGTTTTTGTTTGTGCTCCAATATTTGCTGCTTGAACCAATAGGAATACTGCTGTATATCCAGTTGGAGCAGTATAAACAACAGTTGGAGTTCCTGTTGATGCCTGATGAGTAATTGTTCTAAAGTTGTTAATTGCAATTGCTGCTGCCATTGTATTAGCCTCCTAGTGCAAGAATGAATGGTGTTACGTTGTTAAATAGCGATTTAATATATACCCTACCTGATAGAGTACCAGTTGCTTGGTCGATGGTAATTCCATCACCAATGTTAAAGTTACCTGCTTGATCAGTACTTGTATATACTACAAGTCCTCCATCTTCCATTACGACTTCATTTTCTTGTATTGTAACTCCTCCAACAGAAGGTCTAGCGGTCAAAATATTTGTTCCTGCACCTATATATTCAAATGAAATAGTAGTTGCAATTTGCAGACTTTGCCTTGTAATATAAGCTGTTGCTCCTGCTGGGATTGCAGTTGGAGTAGTAGATTTTAAAGTAACTGTAGAAATTCCGGCATGAGGTAAAGTAGCAGATGCGACTTTATAATAACTTAATGCCATTCTTTCAACTTCTACAACTGCTTGTCGTCCATCTGGTTCATCTGGAGGATCTACAGTAATACTAGGAGCAGTTTCATATTGATTACCAGAGTTTGCTACTAAGATAGATTCGACTACACCATTAACTATGATTGGAATTGCTTGTGCAGTAATTCCATCAGGTCCAGTTGGAGATGCAATGGTAATTTTTGGTGCAGGTCCAGTATATCCAGATCCACCATCTACAACTCTAATTGCCTCTACAGACTGATATAAGTTATCAAAGAATATAGTTTGACCATCATATGGTCTCTGAGTTCCTAGTCCAGAAAGGATGACTCTATTACCACCAATAGGAATTTCATCTACTACTTCTGCTGTCAATCTGTAAATTGAACTTGAAGTTTGATCTCCTACTCCTCTTGCAACTAGTCCTTTGTTTCCAAAAGAGGCATTGGAGTTTGTTAGGTCACATTGTCCTCCAGTTGCTGTTACAATTGCTTCATCGCAACAAATAGTAAAAATAGAAACTAATTGTGCGTATGCACCATTAGTAATAGAAACACCGATTCCACCTTGGTTGTATTGAGTAAATGAGTCAACGCTCATTGAACCCTGAACACCAATTTCGTCTTGATCTCCAGGTTCTGCATCAAAACCATTAATTCTCATTCCAATACTATCTTGAATAAAGTTAGTACAGTTTCTTATGTAAGGACCTTTAAATACTGGACCATCCGTTCCTGCACTAAATGAAGGATCATTTGGCATCATACTTCCTTGTCCGTTATTTCCAGGATAAGTTGTTACAATTCCAGTTGGGTTTATTGGAGATTCAAATGCGTCAAATCCTTCACTAATAATTGAAGTTATAACTCCAACACATGTATTGACGGCAGATATTACATTTGCACAAGAATTTATTGTGTTATTGTATCCACTATTAATATCAGTTTGAATACTTAAATCTCTAATTTGAGTAATATAATCTTGGAAAGGTGTTTGCTTAGCAACTGTTCCTCCACTTACATAAGTATGATCAATTGTAGAGATACCAGTAACAACAGTAAATTGTGTGCTGTTAATATAATCTTTAACTGGGAATAATGGTCCTAATGTTCCATCTGGGAATATAGTGGTTGTATATCCAACCCTCATTGTTCCACCGCTTGAGTATGTGTGGTCAATAGTAGAAATACCAACATCAATTGTAACAACATTAGGTGATGGGACAGATTCTACTTTAAAGAAATAACCTTGAGTTCCATCTGGGAAGATAGTAGTTGTTACACCTGCTTGAGCAGTACCACCACTACTGTAAGTATGTGCAATTGTTGAAACACCTACATTAACTTGGAATTGTGTAGTGTTATTTACTTGAGAGACTGTAAATACATCTGTCCCATATATTGAATTTGGACTTGATCCATCTGGGAAGATAGTGGTTGTAATTCCAGATCCTCCAGGACATGTAAAGTTTATATTCTTAAGTTGAACAGGTTCTCCAGTGTGTACTCCAGATGCTGAAGCAGTCGTAATTGTAAGAATACCAACAGTGTTATCATAAACTGCGCCAGTAATATTAACTACAGGTCCAAGACCAGAATCACCACAACTAAATCCAATATTTTCTAAGAAAATTAATTCATCTTCATTAACAAAATGATTAGTTGCTAAAAATACTGTACTTAATCCTGTAGTTTTATTATATTGGAATCCTGTAATTGCAATACCAGTATAATTGTAACCAGGACAAGTCATTGCAATACCTGCAAGTTTTACTGGATGTCCAGTAGTTAATCCATGACCTACTGCAGTTGTAATAGTAGTAATTCCAGTAAATTTATTATATTGAACACTAGTAATACCTATATTTTCAGATCCGCCCGCAAAATCTCTGCTCCACTGAGGATCTAATTTACTTCCCCATACAACATTATTAATAACTGCTCTAGCAATATCCTTAGAGTAGTTTAGTGCTATTACAGTTTGATCATATTCATCAGGATCTACAAGAATTCCCAACTTGTTACCATTAGCATCAAAATAAGTTTTACCAATAGATACTGATTTAGTATTTCCACCTCTTGTTATATCATAACAAATTGCTTTAACCGCATACTTAACATCACGGAAACACTTTTCCATGTTTAGTCTAATTCCAGTACTAATTCCTGGAAGACTATTTGTATTTCCTGCTCCAATCGCTTGAGTTACAATACCAACAAGTTGTCTAATAGTATTCGCAACTCCAACACATCCACCACGGACTTGAATTACAGAATTATCTAAGTCTTGTTGATAAACTTCTTGGAAGTTTTCGTATTTTCTTAAAGTTCCGCCACTTACATAAGTATGATCAATAGTGGAAATTCCAGCAAAAATTTTAATAGTATTATCATTAATGTATTGCTTAACTTCAAAGAATGAACCTTGAGTACCATCTGGGAAGATAGTTGTTGTAATTCCAGATCCACCAGGGCACGTAAATGCTATTCCTGCTAATTTAATAATATTTCCTGTAGTTACTCCATGACCAACAGCAGTCACTGTTGCAATACCAGTTGATGCAGTATAATCAAATCCAGAAATTTCTTTTGTAACTCCAGAAGGAATAGTTCCCCAAGGTCTAGTATTGATGACAGACTCCATAATATCTGCCATATACTCAATAGTATCAATAGTTTGTTCAGATATTCCAGCCCCAGTAATATGTGCTAAAGAACCACCAACAAAGTATGATTGTGCTGCTCCAACAGATCTGATATTTCCATTTGCTTTTAAATCGTGAGATACTGCATCAATAATATCTCTAAGATCATCTTCACAATCTGAAGTGTAAAGGTTAATTCCTCTAACTAAAGTTGGAAGACCCGCAGTTGTTCCTGTGGAAACAGCAGAAGTTACAATACCAACTAGTTGTTTAATTGTATTCGCAACACCAACACATCCAAAATCAACTCTTTCTACACTATCAACAAAAACTTGATTATAAGCATTTGAATATTGCTTTAAATAAGTTACAGTACCACCACTATTATAAGTGTGAGTAATTGTAGAAGTACCTACATTAATTGTAAATGTAGTTGAACCAACTCCAACAGCAGTTACTGTATAAGTATCTCCTCTAGTATGATCAGGGAAAATTGTTGTCGTAATTCCTGATCCACCAGGACAAGTAAATGAAAGTCCAGCAAGTCTTACAACTTCTCCTACAGATGAAAAACCAATATTACCAGTAGTAATTACAGTTGCTATACCTGTTGAAGGTGTATAATCAAAAGAATATACGTTAGTAGTTGTACTAGTTATTCCTGCCCAAGGATAATTATTAATTACATGAGTTGCAATTCCTGCAGCATACATGAAAGCCGCTACAGTTGCTTCAGAAACTCCAGCACCTGTAATATGTGCTAATTGATTGTTAGATGGGAAATAAGATAATGCAGCACCTATAGATTTTTCATTTCCTGTTGCTCTTAAATCGTAAACAACCGATCTTAATACATCTTTTACATCATCCCTACAATTTGCTTTTTCTGTTGCATTTAGAGTAGAAAGAGTACCTGTATAATCATCACTGTTAATATAATCTACAGATTCATATGCAATAAAATCAAGATTTAACTCAATTAGTTTTGCAGCATCTTGTGCTCTATGAGTTCCAGCATAACCACTATAACCACTAGTTAAGAATCCAACTGCTTCTTTAGCAATAAAATTCCGATTAATATCCAGTAATCTTGCAGCATCTTGTGCTCTATGACTTCCAGCAAGACCACTATATCCACTAGTTAAAAATCCTACTGCTTCTCTTGCAATAAAATCTGAATTAAATCTTAATAGTCTTGCAGCATCAAAATATCTATCTCCAGCAACACCTAAAAGTGGAGGAAAAGCAACAACAGCAGCACCATTTGTTGCTGGTTGTCCAACAAAACTTAAGTCTGTTAAATGGACACCATCACTAACATAAAATAAGTCTTCAGATGGATTTTGAGGAGTAACTAAACAGTTTCTAAGTTCATATCCTTCAACTGAAACATTTTTTTGAAGAGTTATTGGATTATTTTCTACAAATGTTCCTGGTGCAACTTTAATAGTATCACCAGGTAATGCCTTTAAAGAAGCAGCCTTAATTGTCCTTAAAGCATCAGTTTCGTTTAAACCTGAATTATCATCATCTCCTGTTAAAGCAACAAAGTAAGTTTTTCCTAAACTTACACCAGCACCAACTTGAATAACTCTGGTAGTAATTCCAGATTGACCTAGACTATCTTGCCTTATGAATACCTTACCATCAAAGTGATTAATGGCTAATTCACCAAGTCCTAGTTGTCCTAAAGTTGGTACTTTGTCTTTTTCAAGAGATCTTTTTAATAGAATAAGTGGATCCGTATTCATTTAAACCACCTGTAATATCTGCCAAAATGACTTTTTATTATTTATCGTCTTTCTGAACTTGATTATTTTTTAATAATTTTGATAGTTCAGCAGTTGATCCAACAAATAGAGCATTAGTCACATTTGTAGGTCCTTTCTTAGATGAAGTATCTTCCAAGTCTTTCAACTTTTTCTGAAGATCCATTAACTTATCAGCAGCATCAGAAACATTTTTTATTAATTGACCTGCTACTTCATATGCTCTAGGCATTTCAGTTTCTTGTGCAAGTTCAAGAATTCCATTAATTGCTTCTTGTCCCTTTTCTATAATAGAATAAAGGTTTCCTCTAGTATATTCATAATCTTTTTTTATATCGGATATTTCTTTTTGAGTATTAGAAGTTTCTATTGGAATTGATTCTATACTATTATTCTTTTCTATCTCTGAGGATACAATTTCTCCAGAAACTTCAAAAACATCGTTTAAACTTTCAAATTTATCTGACATGTTATTTTACTCACTCAAAACTACCACTAAATCCAAAATCATCTCCCAACTGAATTAAATTATTATCTTGACTTGTAATTAATTTTAATTCTGATCCAGAAACATGATTAGTTATTGAAGTACCGTATGTTCCTCTTTCAACTAAAATAGTATCTCCATCTATCTTTAGTGCTTTTAAGGTTTCTAAATTGATAGTAAATTTATCTCCAATACTAATATTAGAAGAATCATTAACAACAATAGAAGAATCTGTTGTTAGTACATCAGATCTTAAAATAGTTGTTACTTGACCTGTATAATTTTTAGTAGCAATAGGTTCAACAGAATATGTAAGATCTCTTGAAGTTGATTTTGAATCTCCAGATATATAACCAACAGAAACTTTTTTGATAATGTCCTTTCCAACACCAGAAGATGCAGGGCCAAATAAGAAAGTTTTTGCAGTAAATCTTAGTGTATAGATTAAAGATCTTCTAGTTTGAAAATTACCTTCATAATCATCATTCATAGTGATTGAATTTAATACGATTGGAATATCTTTATTTTCTCCAAGAGTATCTAACAAATTAACAGTAATAGTAAATGCTGGTTGAAAATAAGGTAAAATTTGTTCTACTATTTGTAGCATATCATCATTTATTTTTGTCATTATATTCAGTTCAAAATCCATATTATATGGAACAGGCATGTAGACTTTTTTAATTTCAGAATCAGAACTGGATTTTGCTAAAAAAGTTTGTGTTTGATTTAATTTTCTTGAAGTATCATATGATAATCCAACAAATTCAAATGACATTCTTGGTAAAGTGATTTGAAATGGATTATTTAAATCTGGTTGTTGCTCTAATCTTGCAAGAAATTTTTGTGATGGACCATAAGCCAAAGGAACTTTTACTATAGAAAAAGTATCTCCACTATTGTCTTTGGATCTTACTTCAATATTGTTAAATAAAGTTCCAAAACCAATAATGGTTTTTCTCAATATTTCGTGATAAAAATATTCAAACATATTTGTCCCCTATTTTATGGATTTCCGAAAGGATTAGATTCACTAAAATCTAGTATTTTATTAGATTCGATCTGAATTTCATTATTAGATGCAAATTTATCTCTAATATTTGTCAGATCATTTGGGTCGGAAAGATTATCAGTATTTATTATATTTAAAGCGTAGGATGCATTTGAAGTTTGTCCTACTAAAAGTTCACCTTTAATAAATCTACCATTAATTGAAGCGACTTCAAGTATTTTTGTAGTAGAATTCCAAGATCTAACTCTTGCTTCAGTATTACTTTCGCTACCAATAACTATTTCATTAAATACATAAGTTCCAATTCCTGTTATGATGTTTGGAGCACTTATAGTTATTGTTGGTGGTTGAGTATATCCTAATCCAGCATTAATTATATTGATAGAAGTAACAATTCCAGAAGAATTGATTTTTGATATTGCGCTAGCAGTTATTCCAGTTCCTGTAGGAGAACTAAATGTAATTGTTGGTGGTTCTAAGTATCCACTTCCTTGATTTGTCAGTGTAATAATTCCGACAATACCATCACCAATAATTGCAGTTGCTGCTGCTCCAGCACCTCCACCACCAATAAACGAAATCATTGGTGGAACTGTATATCCGATACCAGGATTTATTATTTCTACAGATTGAACTCTTAAACTTGCTTGATCAGTTTCGCAAAAATCTACAATTCCACCAAGCATTGATGCTATTCCTACTGCAGTTAATCCTCCAGTTGGTGCAGTAGAAAATGCGACAGTTGGTGCTGTTTTATATCCAGAACCTCTATTTGTGATATTTACAAATCTTACTCCACCGTACAGTATAGTAGTCACTGCAGATGCTGTAGTACCCAATCCAACCATTTGGAGAGTTTGAATATAACCCTCTTCTACAATATTATCATCTATTTGATCTATTCCAGTATCAAGAACATCATTTGCTTCAAGTCTATACAATTCACACCTTAATTCATAAACATAATTCTTCTTTAACTGGAAAAATGGACTTTCATGTTCAACATATTTTATTTCAAAAATTCTATCACCTAGTGGAAAATAAATTAAATCTCCTTCTTTTGGTCTGGTCGCTAACTCTACATTTTGGACGTTTTCTAAAAGAGGTTGTAGATAATCTTCAAATCTTCTTCTTGATATAACAATAGTTAAGTCATCTTGTTCTTGAATTCCAAATTTTGATAATAAAGTTCCAGCACCATCATACCCATCGTAAGTTGATACATATGCTTCTATTGGAAAAGCATTACTATACTTTGATTGAATTACTTCTCTGATTACTGTTTTTTTAGTTAGATATGATCTTGGAATGTAATGAACATCAATTCCATACATTCTTATTTGTTCATCAACAAGATCCTGAACAAGATCCTGTTCATTATTAGTTCCTTGAGTAAAGTATGGATTTAACATTTTTTATTACCCGATCATATCTAATGGTGGTAATTCATAAGTAGATGACATTCTTTCTTTAATATCTAAAAGTTCTCTTTCAGCGTCATCATATATTTGTCTACCATTCAATTCAATTCCACCAGGAAGTTTGACTCCTTGGAATTTGATTAGATTTTGTCCCCATTGCTTTTTAATTAAAGCAGTTAAATACATTTTTAAGAATGAATCATTCCAAACTTTAGTATTTTCGGAAGGATCCATCATCCTAAAACAATCTATAATCAAATAACTTCCTGCAGTAACAGATCCCCAATCTATGTCCAAATATAGTTTGTCTGATCTTTTATTAAATCTTATTTGCTTATCCGTATTTAATATAAAATCTAAATCTTCTAAAAATGTTTTAACCATAGAATACGATAAAATATCAACCGATCCCCAATAATAAACATCATTGAGAAATAGTTGATATTTTAAACTGAACATTCCACTAGAAATGGAATTAGATCCTTCATGCTTATAGATTTTATTGACACCTACAACATAAGGAGGAACTTTCAGAAAGTTTCCATTTTCTTCATAGTCGAAATTGAAAGTATATCCAGAAATAGTCGTAGATGTTGAAGTAGTTGCTACTCCAACATTACCTCTTGCTCTATCAATATCTTCTTGAGTTATTTTATATTTTAAATAAGTTTGTGCTACGCCATCAAAATGGCGTTCATAAAAAAATTGAAGTGCATCATCTACTAAATCATCAATTTGCTCATCGGCAACGTTAATTTCCAAAACTGGAGCACCAAGTTTTCTTTTACAATAATTAACTAATTCTTGTCTACTTGATGGTTGTGCCATGATGCATTCTTTTTTAAGTATTTATTTTACTTATTGTATAGACCTAAAATTAAACTCTTTATTTCACTAATATCATTTTTTACAGATTCTAATTCTGATTCCAAATTCGATAATTTTTGTTTTTCTTTTTCTTTGGCATTTTTAACTTTCAAATAATTTTCATATTCCATTTTGTCTGTGCTAATTATTGCATTTGTCTCCCCATCTCTAAAAAGATGAGGAGAATCTTTAACCCTTATCTTCATATTAAGTGTAAGCAACTACTCTAAAATCTCTAAATCTTGGTGGATAACATTGATTTGTTGATGTTCCAACTAATTTAATACTAAAGTACTTGAATGGTGAAAGATTATCAATAGTAAATTCATAATCTCTGAATACAAGGTCATTGGAACCAAATCCATAATTATTTACTTTAGGAACCTTTGAATCTGGAGTTCCATCATTATCACTAATATCAATAATCTCACCAGATTCAATTCTGTTTGTATATCCTGGGAAAGGATAGTAAACCATATTTGTTAGGTTTGTTGGATCATTAGTCACAGCGAAGAATGCTCTAACATCACTATTCTGATTTACATACGCAGATACAATAGACTTTATAGAAACTGCAGGAATTTCTAATTCAATTGGTTTAGTTGCATATACAAATGCAGTTGGATCATCTTTTAATGTAGAAACTCTAGAATCATTAATATAATCAGTTATCACACTATTTACTCTATTTGAAATGAACACTGCACCAATTCTATCTAAATCGATAACTGGAGATAGATATGCGTCTTGGGTTCTTAGAGTTAATTCAATTTCAAAAGATTTATTTCCAGGAAGATTGACTAATTTTCCAGATTCATTTACTCTGGATGCAATCATTCTTGGAGAATCAAAATAATTATTCTGCTGTAGAGAAATTGATTGATAACCATTATCTAAGAATGAAACCTCATTTCCACTGATACTCGTTGCAGATACTGTTCTAACTCTAGGAATAATTTGAGTAGATGGTAATACAAGAGTTTGAATAATTGGTTTCATAATTTCAAATTGAATATTATTAGAAGCTCTTACAATATCCCCACCAACAGACTTCGTTTCATTAAATTTCAATGCTGGAACTACACCATCATCTTCAGATCTATCTCTTCCATTAGATGAAGTATCAATTTTAACATAATAGTGATCTAAACCAATTCTTCCTTCTTCTGGATTTATAGTTACATCTTGCAAATCATGATTTTTATTGATTCTTCTTAGAGAAATTCCATTTAATTCATACTTATAAGCGATTGTTCCAA